GTCTCCAACATGAGGTTGCGGCCCTCGTAGCGGAGATTGACGGACTTGCCTCCATTGTCAAGGATCTTGACGGGGCTGAACTCAATCTTGGAAACCTGAACATCGGAAGGGCTGCTGATCATACTGGACATCGTACTGGATGGGTTGATGCCTTTTTGCCCCGTCAACTTTGTGCCGCAATAGGTCAAACTTTTTGCCATGGTCACAATAGAAAGAATGCCGACCAACACAGACAATTCGGGATCGGCCAGAGCAGCTGAGATGCGACGGATTGCTGCATCACAGGGGCCGGTTCCAGCAATGCAACCGAACATTGGCTCCATGGCTCTGGATGCACAACTGGGGAAGATGTATTGTTGTCTTGTAACTGCAACATCACTGGCCACCTTTAGACTGAGCTATGTAAATGGAAGACTAGTCTCTACTTTTTTGGTGGATGTGTCACTAATTGATGTCTGTGGCGGAACATTTACAGCCACCCCGCTTGTTTCAAATATATCAAACGTATTTACATTTGACGGTGATCAATTTAGAAGTGTTTCCACTCAGCCAGGACCGAAGGTATTTTCAACAGATATTGGAAGTATTGATGTATCAACCACCGTATCGCTCTTACTGAATATAGGCGGTACTATATATACATCGGATACTATTACTATTCTACCACCAACTTTTGTCCTGAGTTATTCTACTACTTCTAATAAGCTTACATCAACCTTTTTAGTTGATGTATCTCTCTCTCAAGTCACTAGTGTAACATTCACCTCTAATTCTACAACACAAACACTATCTGGAGACGCATTCAGAGCTCTCCCAACTACTCAAGTTGGGACAAAGATCTTTGTCTCAGATTATATTCTTCCTGTAGGGACTACAACACTGTCACTCTCAATGATTATAGGCGGTACTACATATAGATCAAATACTATTACTATTCCACCTATCCCAATGATCATTAATATTTCAGTAACTGTACCCTCCTCACAATTAGATCTTCCACTTGGCATTAATACAGGCGACAGCGTTACAGTGGATTGGGGTGTTGGAAGCCCTCAAATCTATACATCTACCCCTATATCCCATATCTATACAGACATCAGTAACTACACTATTAGTATTACAGGAAGGGCCTATAGATTTGGTACAAACTCATATATTGGCGCCGATCTCATCATATCAGTAGTGCAGTGGGGCAATCTTGGATTTACTTCTTTAGGGGCGGCTTTCTTTAGTGCATTGCGATTGGTGTCAGTCCCAAACTCTATACCAAGCGGTATTATAAATATGTCGTACATGTTCTACAGTGCGTCAGCATTCAACCAGGACATTTCTGGATGGAATGTCAGCAGCGTAACAGATATGACTGGTATGTTCTTCCTTGCATCAGTCTTCAACAATAACATTTCTAGATGGGATGTCAGTAAAGTTACAAATATGTCTAACATGTTCTACAGTGCATCAGCATTCAACCAGGACATTTCTAGATGGGATATCGGTAAAGTTACAAATATGTCTAACATGTTCTACAGTGCATCAGCATTCAACCAGGACATTTCTGGCTGGAATGTTAGCAGCGTAACAGATATGAATGGCATGTTCAGCAGTACAGTCGCCTTCAACCAGGACATTTCTAGATGGGATGTTGGTAACGTTACAACTATGTCTTCTATGTTCTATAATACAGCTGCTTTCAATAGTAGACTATCATGGGCTAACACTGGTAAGGTAACAGATATGTCTCACATGTTTCAAGCTGCATCTGTCTTCAACCAGAATATTTCTGGATGGGATGTCGGTAAAGTTACAAATATGTCTAACATGTTTGATAGAGCAGCCGCCTTCAATAGTGGACTAGCATGGGCTAACACTGGTAAGGTAACAACAATGTATCAAATGTTCTTTGGAGCATCAGCATTCAACCAGGATATTTCTGGTTGGGATGTCAGCAAGGTAACAGATATGTCTTACATGTTCAGTAGTGCAGCTGCCTTCAACCAGAATATATCTGGCTGGGATGTCGGTAAAGTTACAAATATGTCTAACATGTTTGATAGAGCAGCCGCCTTCAACCAGAATATTTCTAGGTGGAATGTCAGCAGCGTAATAAATATGGGTGCCATGTTCTACAACGCAATAGCATTCAATAGTGGACTAGCATGGGCTAACACTAGTAATGTAACAGATATGACTGGCATGTTCTCTAGAGCATCAGCATTCAACCAGGACATTTCTAGGTGGAATGTCAGCAGCGTAATATCTATGGTTGCCATGTTCAATGAAGCATCAGCATTCAACCAGGACATTTCTGGCTGGGATGTCCGAAATGTATCATCTATGAGTCAAATGTTCAAAGATGCATTAGAATTCTACCAGGATCTACAACCCTGGGACACACCGCTGATAACTAACAACTTTCAGGTCGCTCAAATGTTATGTAATGCTCCAATATTTTTTAATCCTACCCTTTACCCTCCCTTTATTGGCATATCTGGTGGCGCAAACCTTGATTGCTGATGGTCCTCATGTGTTTCTACACAGTATCGTGGAGTTAAAAAATCACAAGACGTTACTATGTCCACTTCATATTTTTTGTCATGGTCATAATAGAAAGAATGCCGATCAACACAGACAATTCGGGATCGGCCAGAGCAGCTAGGTTGCGTCAGATTGCAGCATCAAAGGGGCCGGTTCCAGCGGTGCGACCGAACATTGGCTCCATGGCCCTGGATGCACAATTGGGGAAGATGGGGTGTTGTCCACCTTTAACCTTAACTGTAGTATTACTATCTTCATCAGGCACAGGCCCTATAAAAGATAATTTTGAACTTACATTTACAGAACCTATAACTGGATCAAGCATAATTTCAGAAAGTTTATATGTAAATAATAGTCTTTATGAATCAATTCTTTTTACAAACTCAAAGATATCATCAACTGTATTCCGTCTAACAATCACTCATTCTTCATCTATAGTTTCTCTACCAGCTTATCTTACAGTAACAATTGGAGGTAATACATATACATCATTAACCTTTACTCTGTCTGATTAAACAAAGAGGCCAGCTCCTCGTAGAATGATCGCGGTGGTGGATCCGGCGAATACCACGGAATAGTCCAAACACGTGCCAGATATCTGAGGACAGCCGGATCCGCCTTCGCCAGTTCGGTTGTCCGAAGAGCAATCAGTTCATCATCGGTCAGCGGCAGTTTACTGTGTCCACCCCGTCGTTCCCAACACTCCTTCTCAAAAGTCCAGCCACTGAGATCCGTGGTCAAGGAGGCCAGGAGGTAGCCCAGGGCAACCAGATCCGATCGCCAGGACATGTAAGGTTTTTCAAATTCCATACCCAGTGAGATATAGTACCACATGTAATCATCATTCAGACTACAGGCAGAATCAGGAATAGGTCTCTGGGCAAATTCATAGTCTGCAACCACGAAGCTATTTGTTGCCTTGTTCACCAAAATGTTGCTCTTTTTAATGTCACCGTGGACCAGACCGAGTTTGTGATGGAAATCCTCTAAGAACTGGAGGACTTGGACCCCTACAGTTCGCCAGTAGGTGCGACCATAACTATCATAACGTAGATGGTCATCATATCGGCGCATGGAATACCAACGGGTACCACATATATATTCCGGGTCACTGTGTATTTCCACACAGTAGCGCGGAGTCAAAAGAGCCACAGATATTATTATATCCACTTCCTTCTTCGTTTTCATAATTTTGAGAACCCAGTCGTCGTCCGTAGTGGCCATGATGACGGTTTCATTTTTATCATAGATCGCGGTAGTAGCGGTCCAGGGCCCGTACTGCATCTGCTCACACTAGTAGAGGTCAAGGGATTAAAATATAAGAGCTATCATTAAGATGTCAGTTGCTGATAGATCTCATACGGAGCGGATTCGTAGGTTACGTTCGGTGATCCAGGCGAATAGAAGAGCTCTCTGTCCATCCTGCCCTGAAGAAGGCCCTCTGGGTCCGACTGATCAATCCACCTGGTTGTCGCGACGCTTCGGTCAGATGACTTATTTGAGCCAGACTGCCACGGGTGCTGTTGTATCTTCTGACTGCTGTAGTCCTGAGTCTATCCCGATTCCAATTTTTATATCCTGTGGAATACCCCTTCAAACATTATCCAATAATCTTCCATATAAATTCATAAATAATTCACCGCAAAATCTTGTAGTACAATTATATGATGTTAACTCTCAACCAAGAACCATTATAACCGTAAACAGTGGTGCTACTACTACTACATCATATGTCAATTTAGGAGGATGGAGTACAGATCCTAATACTTGCACTCCTAACGATCCCAGTAATTTTTATATTCTATCGGCCACTCCAGTCATGTGTGGACAATCACAGGTCTTACTTTCAGTATTTCGTTATAAAGTAGTTAATAATACGGGCAATCCAAATGCTACGATACAGCTAGATAGTGGGTCACCGGTTCGTCTCAATTCTTCATATTTTGTATATGGTGCTAGTTTAATTACTATAAGATGTCCATGATAATTTAGCTAGCTAAAGTAGAAATGCCTGGCCCAGCAGATACATCTAACACTGAGCGTATCCGGCGCCTTCGTTCAAATATCCAGGCTTACTCTAGATCTGTAAGGCCTACTGCACTAGAACAAGGACCCATTGGACCCGTTGATGAATCCACGGTCTTGTCGCGCAGCTTCGGCCAGATGGCGTATTTGCGCCCGATTGCAACTGGTGCAGTTGTGACGCAGCAGCCGTGCTGCACTTAACTAATATCCAAGTACTGAGGTATGGAGGACCAAGATCGCGCCATTGACAACCCGTGTCACTCCTGGCTCCAGGAGCCAGGGATAGGCTGCAGTGGCGCCCTCCGAAACAATGGTCAGTGCTCCCAGAACATAGAGAATACCCAATTGCTTATCTGCACGGCTCACAGCCGCGGAGACAAGTTGGCGACAGGTGTTGAGAACCAGAGGACGCAGCGCTTTCTGATTCATGATCAGGGCCGTGGATACAGGAACAGCGAAGGGATTGCCTGAAGGAACGACCCGTGCTCTATCGGCCGGTGTCAGAGTCGCACGATGGAACCAGATATCCGCCAATTCCATATAGAACCGCTGGAGACCGATACGACCGAGATCAATGAACCAGGAGGGATCTGTGTAGTAGCCGAGTTCCTCAATCATGCTGAAGGTATCGGTAGTGGCAAGACTGAGCTTCTGGGCCTCTGTCAGTGGCTCTAGGCTGGCCCAGGACTTGGCCGTTTTGGATTTGTGGAGACCGATCCGCTTAAGAAAGAGTGCTGGAAGTGGTGCCCGATTGAAGGGATTTAGTGGCGGCTCTTTGGATTCTGTGGAATGCTCAATCAAAGAGACAGCGGATTTGATGTCCATGATATAGCCCTTGCCAGCATCCATGAAACTGACAAACTCTCTCACGGGGATATCGGTAACGGGATCTGAGCTGAAGAAGTCAAAGGGATTGTTGGATTCTTGGCGGAAATGAAGAAGAGGACCGGCGCGACGACTGATCCATCTGGTCCACGCTTTCCCGATGGTCTCCCGTGCTGCCGACTCTTCTCCCGGTGTTCTTAGGCGAATGGGTTTTTTTACTGGTCCTGGTCCTTCTGATCCGGATTCAGAAGGAACAAACCGAACCTGGGTTGTCTTGTGTCGGCCACACCATTCCCCAGCCACTGGCCGGCAAGGACACCTTTCTCCCGGAACATCCTTGCTACGAATACTTGCACAGATTTGCGGAATTGAAGTCATATTTCAATACAAAACTGGCGCAACCACCTAAGTTTGGCCGGCAACTTTATGGCCGCCAACAACAAACTTGACAGCCTCATCTCTCAGAGACCAGCTAAGTATCCGCGTTCCATGTCCTCCAATACTTCCTCCGATAACACCAAAATGAGTGCGACCGTGAAGACTTCCAAGACCACGAAGACGACCAAGGCGACGGCCGCTGAGCCCGTTGTCCTTGCCGCGACGGCCGTTGCCGCCGCTGTTGTGCCCAAGGCGGCAAAGGCTGAGAAGGTCAAGGCCGCTAAGACGGTCGCAGTCGCCGTTGAGACCCCTGTTGTTGCCGCGACGCCTGTTACCGTTGCCGAGACCCCCTCCGCCGAGGAGGATGTCGGTGTCTCTCTCCAGAAGAGCATCACCGATCTCCACGACCAGCTCACCTCTCTCAAGACGGCCTTCGGCACGGCGGCGGCCACGCTCAAGGCGGTTGAGAAGCAGGCGGCCCGTGTGATCAAGAAGGCCGATCGCCGCAAGAAGCGCAAGGTGGAGGCCGTTGAGGGTGCCGAGCCCAAGCCCTGTATCTTCACCAAGCCCGTGAAGATCACGGCCGAGCTCTGCAGCTTCCTCGGCAAGCCCAAGGACACGGAGGTCAGCCGCTCCTCTGTGACCAAGGGTGTCATGGCCTACGCCCGCGCCCACAACCTGATGGACAAGCAGACCATCAAGGCGGATGCCGCACTCCGCAAGCTCCTCACCCTCAACGAGGGCGACTCCCTCACCATCCTCAACCTCCAGAAGTACCTCCGCCGCCACTACGTGAAGGCAACGCCCACGGCGGTCTAAACTCCTAACATCTTCTAGAATTCATTCTTTTTGACCTTAGGTCAATTGGTCCTTTAGCTCAGTAGGTAGAGCGTCTGGCTGTTAACACTATGTAACGTCTTGTGGTACAAGAAGTCAAAAACCGGAAAGTCGCAGGTTCAACCCCTGCAAGGACCGCATCTTATCTGTATTTATCAAACACAGATAAGGTGTCAACCCACCAGAACGAGGATAAATGCCTTAGGCTTAAGATCTAATGGAGAAAGCTGCACGGGTTCAAATCCCGTTCCTCGTAATCCAGCTGTTTAGAGATCATCCTATGAGTTCTAAACTGACTAAATCACAGATCAATGCGCCAATTTATTCCATAGAGAGATGATATTTTGCTAGCGACTAGCAATTTATTTTCATAATCAGCAAAAAAAGCAGTCCCCGTATGTTTGATACGTGCAAGTACTAACATTGCCGACCCAGCTTGCCCTATATCAATATCGGAAATATCAACTGGTAGACTAACATTTCCTAATCTGCGAGATAGGGTGCTCCACGTGTTTGTTTTCACTATATGCCTCCATGATTCAATGTCGGTATTGATGTCAGTCGGATATAAATCTGGAAGAATGGATTCATACCATGTTTGCCCAGTTGTTAGAAAGTACATATTTGCTAGGCGGAATGACTTAGAATCTGATATATGCTTTGTAGAATTATCTGTAAGACTTAGATTTATTGCACCATTCTCTTTTGCTAGTTTTACTGCTGCAAGCACCATATCTTTTCCAGAAGCACCGGGATTAAGAGCACAATCCGCCGCTTGTTTTAGACTTTGTAGAACAGCGGTCTTATCTGGATCAATTAATAATAGAAAACATTCATGCTTCCCTTTGCTTCTGCCGTCACGAAACACAACGACATTGCCATTATAATTAGGACGATAATCATACTGTGCATTTATAATATCTCCACCTCTCTGTTGATTCCAAAAATGATGCGTCATAATTGCGCGTGAAACTTCTTGTGATACATGTCGCTTACGTCTAGTGCTTGTCATTCCCTACCGTAGAACCTAATAATAAAACCCAATCCGTCGGCCAGCCATATTTTTCTGCAAAGAGTGTCAAGTTCGCCGGTTCCGCCGTCCTCTGCTGCGCTGCCCATTTCTCCTGCTGTTTCTCACTCAAGATAGAGGCCCAGGTCACACCAGAACCCGTGAGAATGGCCACACCATTCTCCATCGCCGAACACATAGATCCACTGGCATCAATCATTGTCCAGTCCACGCCCTTTCTGGCCATCTCCACTGCAGTCCGCGGATCTACGGTCCGCCAGCCCTTCCCCGAATAGTCCGATCCCATCAGCATACAGGCATCCACGAACTGCACATACTGGAGACGGAGACCCGTGAGAACATCGGCCAGACCGATTTCGGTCAGAACCGTGGCATCGTTCGTCTCTGGCACGATCAGGGCGGGCACACCACGGGCCAACATATCCATGTCAGTGGATAGAACCGCCTGGATGGTTCCGTCGCGACAGAGATAGGCCAGAACATCGTCGGCTTCACCTGCCGCGGTAATGAACATCACTCCTGCAGCGTAGAGCAGCTGTTTGATTTCGTCCTTTTCGCCGCTGGATACGGTCGGCGCCTTCTTCTGGAGGGCGGCGTGGCGCTGTTCCAGCGTGATCTTCTCCAGGCTCGTGTAGTTCCCTGAATTGTCGGTGAGATCGGTTTGGATATCGGCCATTTCCTTATGAGCCGCCTGACGCACGACCCGGCGCTGATCCACGGTATCGGACTTGGCGGTCGGTGTTCGTCCATCAAAGACGAAGATGGGTTCAATGGAGGCACGCCGCATACGGACAATGAGACCGGCGATCACTGTCATCGGTGAGAGAGAGACACCGCGTGCCCGATATAAGAGACAGGAGCAGTCTATACCCCAGCGTGAGCCGGCGTGCGTGGTCCATTTGAGTGATTTGCGTGCTTGGGGGACCTTCCATTTAATGAATCCGCCTAGTCCTTTGATACCCATTATGTTCTAGTTGATACTGTCTTATATGAGGCGGCCTTAAGGCAGTCATATTTTATGTTTGTCTATTGTATAAGGATGTCAGATAGTCCAGGTGGTCGTCGCGGTGCTCGCAAGACAGCGAAGAAGCAGAAGCAGATCGGTCACGTCGCCGGTCGCAAGTACGAGCACAATGAGGAAATCGTAGAGCAATTCGTAGATGATCTGAAAAGTGGCCGGAAATCGGACTATGAACTTGGTCGTGTTGTGAAGGTGCTTGGTCATGGATATGAGGTCTCTGTTGGAGGACGGCTAGAGAAGGATGCCTATGCCCGTGGTCTTCTCCGACATGGGCGACAGCCTGGTCGGGAGGCGCCTCTACACATCGGCAAGGGCAGGTGGGTAGTGGTAGAATCTACTAGGGCATCTACGGAGATTGTTGCTGTTCTGTCGGATTACAAGGCGGCGGAGGCCCGCAGGGCACTCCGCCTCACAGCCAGTTCTTCGGAGCACTTTTCTATGAATCGCAGTAGCCAGCGTCGCCGGAATTCGTCTGCACGTCGCAAGATGAGAGCGGCGATTGCTGAGGCAGAGTCGGCCCGTGGTGCTCGTGCCACGAAGCGCAAGTCTTCTAGTCATAAGACGTCTTCTGGATCTGGTTCTTCTAGATCGTGGCTATCTTTCTTTTAATTCAATAGTCAAATGTCAAAAAGGTCAAAAGGTGACATTGCCATCCTAGCCAGTAAAACTAGGTAGGATGGCAAGCAGATGGATGGGAACAGTTCAGAATCAGAATCAAGAGAAGGTTAAGCCGGTCATTGTTGGTCCAGATCGGATCAACGGCAAGAACGATTGGTCACGCTACAATGCGACCATCGTCGGCTACCACCCTCTTCTCACTGATCACCAATGGGGGAAGTTTGACGACAGCAAGCCGGCCTACAAGGTGGTCTTCTTCGGCGCGGATCGTGAATACGGCCCTGAAGAGGGCTGGCAGAGGGTGGGGTCTAAGAGAAAGACTAGGAGTAGGCAGTGGCATGGTCAGAGGTAAGACAGGTCATGCCCATCGCTAAGCCGGTGTTTTCTGTCCAGGCGACCTTGTCGGCCATCGCCTCTAGACGGGGACGCAGTTCCTGAAACCAGGTGAACCAGAAGCGGACGGAAGCATTGGGAGCCAGGAGGACTTCATTTTGGTGCTGCATCAGGACCCATTTGAGCACATAGTATGCGAAGACATTGGTATCTTCATCGGCCGTTGCATCACGGATCCTGGCCCAGACAGCTGCAGCCTGTCCTTCGGAACATTGGAGCTGATGGATCCAGCGATCGTTTTTGCTTGTTTTGCTTGTTGTACCTAAAGAAGCCTTTGTTGTACCTTCAGGTACAACACACCAAAGCCACTCCGCATAGAATTCCGTAAAGGCTTCTCCCAAGTGTGGCCAGAGTTTTCTACCAAAGAGATCCTCAAATTGCCGCCGAACCGGTTCCACCAATGCATGTGGTACATCAAGACGGAGTGCATGAATGGTCTCATGAAGCATGACCTTGTGAGCCTCTTCCCGCCGGTAAACATGGACTTCCGGTACACCAGGTATAGCCCAGCCCCCATTGAGATGCTCCTTGCGCGGATCAGTATTCGCCGGCAGATGACGAGTCCAGGGCTGATCCCACCAGTACCAGGTTACGGGAGTCTCCGTGCTCATCCAGGCCAGAAGTCGGAGTCCAAGATGGAGATCTGATCTTAGAGAAGGAGAAGCAAAGGAGCGATCACTGACCACATGAATGGCATGACCGGTATGGGGATCACGGACAGCTCTCCATATCGCCTTCCCTCTAGTATCAAGATCAGAAAGCCAGGCCGCTGTCTGGCCGCCATCAAAATCACTGATCCGACCGAGGAGTTGAGCCTTTGCAACGGGAATGTCGGTCATCTTGATCTTGCCTTTAGTCTGAGTCCAAGCCCGATGAACTAAGTCTCTGTATGATTCCATCCCTTATTCTAGATCACGATTTAAAATACGCTATATTTTGATTAAACTATTAGAATAGAGTATAAAGTATGTCTAATATTGTTCAACTAATCTTTGACAACTCATTTCCATCTGATGCAATTATTAATTCATGGTCTGACACTGGAGCTATATATTCTGGGCCCGTTCAAGATATCTAATGAGGTTCTGGCGAAGATCAAGCGGACATGTAAGTTTCTGGCGGATGGACGTATTGAAATCCCCATTATGGAAAAGTCATTGATTGCGAAGGCTTAGATTAATATGGACTCGTGGATTAGATAAAATTCAAGATCTAGACTTTGAATTCTGTATTTCTTTACATACAGAATTCAAAAACATAAATTTCTCATTTATGCCAGTGCATTATAGACCGCCACCACGATCATTTCCAGCACTAGCGGAGTCCGATAACTCGGCACCCATCGTGCTCTAGTCAAGACTTCTAAGACGGCCTTGGCTTTCGCCGACTCCAGTGATCCAGAGGCCGCCAGACGCACCGTGGCCCAGGCCAAGGATCCCACCAGATCCGATCCCGTGATCATCAGTCCCAGGAGCTCATAGATGCGTTCACGGATCCAGACAGCCGCTGCCAAGGTCGGCGACCCCTCTTTCAAGGCAAGAACCATTTGTCGGAGCATTTCGGCAATGTAGGTTTGGACGGTGGCTACTGATTCAGAGTCAGAGCCAGAGCCAGAGCCAGAGCAGAGGCGCGCCTTAAGTTCCGTCTTCAAACGCGGTTCAAGCGGCCCTGGCACTCGCCGATAAACGAATCCATCCATGACCCCCGCCACCGCCGAATTCACGGTCCGCGCCGTACACCAGATCATGGCCGGTGCTCCCGCCGACCAGACCAGCTCTTCCAGACAGGTACGGAGTCGGATCGCCGCCGGCGGACTCAGCCCATGAATACGACGCAGAATCATCACCTTCCGCCCCGAACCTAGCACATCCCGCGTGGAAAGTAACTGATTCAAGAGTTCGGGGATGATCTGTTTGTCCATCATAGACAGATCCATGACGTCCACTTCCATATGTGTGGGAAACTCCCAATATCTGGCCGAATAGTCGCCGATTTCCAGGATCTGGAGTCGCGGTTCCTGTCCCTCTGGGACACCAAGAGCCTTACGCGCTGCAACTAGTTTGCCGGATCCTGCAGGGCCTACCCAGAGTATTGGTAGCATATCTGATGCCATTAGTCTGAATACTGTTGTTATGGTTTAGACTCCTAAATTATGCAGTTATCTGCCCCGCCATAATATTCCGGGTGTTCTGTACGGCGGTAACATTCATGGCCGTGGCCGCAATCGTGGCCGGCAGCACCACCAGGAACATCAGATGCGTGTTCAGCCAGATAAGATCCTGTGGGTTCTTGGAATAATAATTGAGTGCGACCAGCCAGAGGATGACGGACAGACCATAGGCCACACCGACGATGATAGACACGCCCATGACCGCCTGGACTGAATCCAGCGGTATTAAAAAGGCAAAACTGACGGCGGCAATGATGGCACCGAAACCGACAACGGCCATATGGATCCAGGTATTGAAGGGCGTGGTATTGGTCACTGTAGTTCCAGCAGTTACAGTAACCTCGGATACGGAAGAAGGCATACTCTACTATTTACCATGCAAAGAAAACCTAACATGTTTAGCGCCACCCGCCTGCTTAATACTCTCTAAGACAACCGGCTGTGTAAGAACCCCACCCAAGAAAAACAAGATAACGAAGAGTCCCCACAGCGGTATGGTCCATGACCAGAGAGAGGTAAAATCCATGTCCATTCCTTATTCTAGCTGCCTAAAATAGGGAAATGACAAAGGACTTCAATCTATATCAATGCAATCCAAGTACTCTCGCCAAGACCCGCACCACCTGTCTACCCCAGACAATGTTAGAACGTCTTCGGGATGAATGGAATACCCGCTTCCCCCAACACAAGATACCGATGACCATACATAAAAAGGAGCGACTCTGGGCAGAGCTGCGACTCCGACTCAAGAATCAATATAAGTGTGCCTCAGAATACTGTGCAGTACAGGAACTGGCATCTCAGAACGAAAAGCAGTCGGCGGATCCCTATTTCCGCCCCAAGAAACCGGAAGGATGGATCACAAACCCCACTGAATGGCATGATTCCGAATCTCTGGCCAAGGTCATGGAACAATATGAATCTGCCTTCCCCCATTTTGAATTCATTGGACCAACACCGATTGACTTTGATGCCAAGCCAGGCTGGGGGAAATGCGTCATGGATGAACTCTGTACCATCAATCTCACAGAGATGAAGAAGAATGGAACAACGGCCATAGGAATTATTTTCAATCTAGATCCGCATGACCGACCCGGTTCACACTGGGTCTGTGCATATATTGACCTGATCAAAATGGAGGCCTATTACTACGATTCTTATGGCTACGAACCTGGGCCGGAAATCCGCCGACTTCTGCGACGCTGTCGTGATCAGGGCTGTAAGGATCTCATTTGGAACGACATTCGTCATCAACGCAAGAATTCCGAATGTGGGACCTACTGCCTCTACATTCTCATATCTCTGCTAAAGGGCAAACCCTTTGACATTCTCTGTAAGAAAGGCGTGGACGATGATACCATGAATGCCTTCCGTGATTTGTTATATGCCACTAAGCAGCCGAGTGAATTGGCGATCAAGAAGGCGATCAATCTTTTGCTCCTTTGAGGTCTAAAGTCCATTCCATTTTAGGTCTAAAGTCCATTTCATTTGAGGTCTAAAGTCCATTCCATTTTAGGTCTAAAGTCCATTTCATTTGAGGTCTAAAGTCCATTCCATTTGAGGTCTAAAGTCCATTCCATAACTAAGCCATCAATTGAGGCTCAATTGAGGTCTAAAGTCCATATTCTAATCGCAGACTAAAGTAATGGACGGTACCAGTTCTTTTCAAACCATGTTAGCAGATATTCGTCAGACATTTAATAAAAAGATTCCAGGTGGACTCTCTGATACGGCCGACGGACGTCTCCAACGTACTCTGACACACTATGTGAAAGAGGTCGGCCCCTCTGGTAAGAGCCAAGACATCCTCCGGTTGACCTATGACTCAATGGCGGCATGGTTCCGCCGGAATCTTACACATCTCAGTGTTCAAAAAGAACCCAGCGAAAGCTTTAAGTCCTCTGATCATCGCTTTGAGTCGGAGGTGGATCCTGACACTCTGTTTGCAAACATAAAGTCGGCACGTTCGGATCTTAGTCAAGGTCCAGGTCCCGCCCCCTTCCAAATACCGGATCTAGCTGTACCCAAACCCAGAATTCCCAAAGAGCCCTATGTTCAACAGAAAGATGTCCTCCAGCCCCAAGAAGATGTGGTCAAGTATCGCGAAGTGGAATATAACCTGGTCATGAATTCCAAGGATCGCGACTGGCTCCAGAATATAACACAGAATCGCTACAATTTCGTTATCCAATTCAATACCAACTATACTAGAAAAGGCCAGGGCTTCGGTATCCAAGCCAATATTCAGCAGCGCCTTCGCAACATCATTCGCCTGGAATTCATCAAGACCATTCTGCCCGTGGAAGGTCTCTCTGTGATCCTTCCCAAGGACTGCTCTAGCAATCAAACACTACCAGAAAACGCCTTCTCCTCTGTTCTGGCCCTGCCCTCCATCAATGTCCTCGTAGACGAGATTGAGGGCAATAACTTCGGTACCTCCAACGACATTGACAAATCGTTGGCCGTCTGTCAGTATGATGCTACCTGGCGGTCCGAATGTCTCTACAATCGGCTCGGCCTCAGTCGCGGTTACACGCTCTTCTTCCCCAAATTCATGAAGGCGCAGCGGGTCTATTCGCCGACACCGCTGGCCAATCTCCAGACACTGAGTTTCCGTATACAGGACCCTGAGAATAATCTTCTATCAAAGGCACCCGATGCCTCTCTGCTATCAGCAATCGCATTCAGTTCAGATGTTAGCGGATCATGCTATTATGATCCATCGCGCAACTATATCTTCCTGAAAACGAAGGAGTGGTTTCCCCTCTGGTCTTACAGCCAACTGGATAAGATCCTCATACAGGGACTGACACCATCTACCACTGCTGGATCATCGGAACTATGTCAGTGGCTACAGAATTCTGGCGGACACACGGTGATAGGTACGGCGGCCTATGGCGATATTTCTAATGGAATCTACGATGTTTCATCTGGCTACAATTCGGTGGGCTATGCAAACTGGGTCATTATACAGAATCGTCTCCAGGATCCGACTAATGGCGGCACTGGACTCCAATATTTTAGTGGTAGTCTTGATGGTGATAATACTCTTGCAACTTCTCTGGTCGGTTATCCACAGTCAGGCGGTATATTAAATCTCAGTAGGCAGGTCCAAGTCTATGTTCGCGTCATTACACGAGAATATGATCTGGTATCCAAGGTACGAACAGATAATGTTTAACTGTAAGTTTGGAACCCTAAAGTAGAGGACCGCCATGTATGCATGGATACTGGTATTATCAATTGTTTTGGCATTAGGGCTGCTCATGATGGCACAACAACTGAAAGAAGAGGTGAACAATTACGCCGATGAAGGATTCACCACCATAGATCTCGCCACGGCGACAGCACAGCGCCAAGGCCTCCAATTTGAAGGCGAAGGCCGCTACAACGATTTTGCCCGACTCCAGGGAAGCCAGGTCACACTCTCCGCCGATCAGGTTGATGCAGCACTCCAGCAGGCCATCCCGGTTCCAACATCGCACACTAGTTCTCTCATGTCGCTTCTGGCTTCCACCGACCTCGGTGCCGCTGCGCCCCCTGGCGGCGCCAGTGGCGTGGAACAGACCGGCGCCGTCCAGCAGAAGATCAATTTCTGTGAGAGCCTGACCACGGTGAACTGTGATCTCCTACAGGATCCCCGGCTAGCTGAATGTGGTATCTGTCATCGCGACGGTGTGAACTCCAAAGGCAGACCCCATCGCGGCGGCATGTATATCGCCAGTGAAGCCCAGATACGGGCCAATGAAGCCGCTGGACCCAAGGGAAAGGCCACCTACCAACCCACTGTCGGAACATGTAAGCCCCAAAATTTCACAGTCATGACCGAAACCTGTAGGGCAACCGAACTCCACATGCAGTGTCAGAAAGCTGGCGCCGCCACCTCCGCCAACCAGTGCGGTCAATGCTTCGGTTCGGCCCCGCCAGGATCAACCGGTCTACTCTATGTTGGACCCAAGCCGCGATCCTATACCGCCGTACTCCATGTGAGCCATCCTGGTATGCATTCGGCCAGTGGAGCCGGCCTGGTAGTAGAACTCTCCAATGGAGCACGGTACACACTATCCTATAGCAATCAGCCGCTCCTGGACCCACAGCAACTCACCATGGAGATCACCGAAGGTAGCACATTCACGGTATCCATCTTTGGTATACCGCCCATCTGGTGTGCCTGGTTTTCCAGCCCTGATGGAAAACGATCAGTCAGCCTGGATCTCTGCGAACAATCCATTCAACCGGCCGGCAGCGTTGAGATTGCCGGCAACAAGAATTCACTCTATATCACGAATATGTTGGCGAATAATGGCGTCTGGCCCGCCTTCAGAAACCAGGTTCCAAACACCGTTCTCTGGTACAGTCGCCGCGATGAGGTGACTCCTGGCGCCATTGTCTCTGCCTGGTACGGAAATACTGTGAGGGGCTCACCGAATGCGCGTGGTGTAGATGTGACTGATTTCCTCAAGATTGCTGCCGGCTCAGGACGCGATCAAGTTGCTACGAATCAGACCTTCAACAATGATCCGGCACAGGGCATTGGCAAACATCTCTGGATCAATCTGGACAATGGAAATACCATCATTATTCCTGAAAATGGTACCATCTCCAATTCCAAAATCGCGAATTACATGATCATGCAGGCCACGATGCCCGCCACACTGGTGGATCCGCTCTTTGCCGATGACAAGGCCCTCTGTCCCTCTGGCCCGCTCCTTTTTACCGAGGTCGGCGCCGGCATCATGGCCGCCAACTCCTGTTTTACGGTGACCGGTGCCTTCAATCCAGGTCTCTTCTGTATGCAGCGGCTCTTCCAATCAGCGGGCGGTAGTCCAAAGGGTCACCGATTTCCCAGGAACGCGGAACAGGCGGCGGCTCTGGCCGTTAATAATTCGCTGGATGACACCATCAATCACTTTAACAATCTGGCCAACATCGCCATCTACGGCGTGGACAACAATGGCGCACCACAGCGCTTTGAAGTCGTCAAAGCCGCGGCCCTAGACATGCTGGGCATCGCCATGGTCAACCCCTGCGACGGGCCGAATGCGCAGACAGGTCCGCACACAGCCGAATGTCTGGACTATCTGTGGCGCACCAGTGGCAATCCCAGTCAGGATGCAGTTCCCGTGGATCCGACCACTCTTCCTTATTCATCCTGTGGCCGTGCTGGAACCGCGGCCCCTCTGAATGCCGATGGCTCCGCTAATCAAAATAATATCACAACGGCGAATACAAAGGGAGCGGTCCCCAATATTCGTTCCTACTATCAGGGCATCTTCAATAGATCACAGGATTCCTCTAATTTTGATGTGCAGGCCGCGGCAATGCGAAACTGCTTCAATATTAATATTATAGCTCCTCCTGAAACGCCTGAGTCCTGCCCCCCACCCAATCCTGACGAATGGCAGTGCTTTTCTGAGTCACAGATCCCTCCAGGTATAGCACCGCATGCTGTGCCGGCATTTCGTTATATTAATGCTGTCCAACAAATGGAGTGTGCAACAAAAAATGGGAGAGATTGTCATTTCTTTCCAAGCACTAAAGCATGTCAGGATTGGACCCGTAATCCGGCATCAGATCCCTCCTTCCGTGGTGTTGTGACCAACTGGCGGGAATTAATAGACCCCGCTGCAGCCCTTATTAGAGGGCGTGTCTAAAGGAGGCGATTACCGTAGTTGCAGAGTCAAAGACTAAATCAATCTTTTGACTCTACATCTTAGAGGAAGACCATGTCAGGTTTTGAGGGCAGACAGAAAACGTATTTTACACAGGAACTCAATCGTAGCCTCCCGACGCGATCACCAATCACCGATTCTAATGCTCTAGGCCTGGCTCTGGGCAATACTGATCCAGCCTTTCCCAGACAGCAGCTTTCTCAGTCGCTCACGCTGGCATCGGATTTCGGTGCCGCGACAGAGGCCACTAAGCGCGACGAGGCCTGTAGACGAATCCCCTATCCTGGAACAGCCATGCGACCGGCGGATGCTCGTGTAGGTTGTGGCTGGTGGTTCTCACCGGATCCGAATGTCCCCTCCACTGGCGCATATGGATCTCGTCGTGGGCCCATGAGCTCTACACTGGATACTAACATCGGTGCCGGTGAATGGATCTGGGATAGAGAAGAGGCCTATCGGCTGGAGGGCGCAAAGAACATGGAAAAGATCCTCACCTGTCCTGACATTGCCTTCAATCAGTTTGATAAAGCCAGGGTGGGCTGGTGTCCATCTACCAATAGGGCGATCCTGACGGATGGTTATGGATCTCCGGCTTTTCCGCAGATGATGGGAGGAGATTGTCCCGGTGGTAACATTATCATGGAAGCAGGCGCCTGTCCTCCTCCTCCATCCAGAGGTCAAGGACAAGGACAGGGAGGACAAGGACAAGGACAAGGAATTGCCGGTCTCTGTGCTTCAAATCCTCTGGCCCCCGCCTGTCTCCAGGCGCTGACAAACCAGGTCTGTTCGTCCAATGGAAGCCTCTCTCAGAGCCTGGGATCCGGCTATGCAGGGACCTCTTCCACCTTCAATGACGCAAATAAGTTCCTGACACAACGCGGGTTCACGCTCCATTCCGGCATTGTTCGCGACGGGCGTGCCTCGGTACAGGAGGTTCTGAACTCCGTCCAGGGACTGAAGTCACTGGCCTCACCGAATGATGGATCCCGTGCCTCATCGGCGGCCGCCAATCTCTGTTTTGGTGCGCCCTTTAACCCCTGTCCTACCGCTGGATCGGAACGCGGCCCCTTTGATCCTGAATGTGTCAGAAAGGCAGCACTCAGCCTCGGATATCGCCCTGAAGGTCGCGCAATAGATATGAATTTCCTAAGATCAGCGGGTAATGTCTGGACAAATGGAGGACTCCCTACCTGGGAAGCAGTTATCAATGATATAAAACGATGGAAGGGCTTTGCAGATAATGATTCGGGCGACCCCGTTTTACAGACCAGCGCAATCCGTAATGTCTACGGCCTCAGCGTCAAATATCCCAAACAGGGCTGTAACAATTTCGGCGTCATGATGTATCGCTATTTCTTCCCCACATGGGATCCCGTACTTTTCCCTGTCAAGGGGGCGCAGACCCATTTCCTAGGCCGCTTCATTCTCAAGAACGGATTTCCACATTCAGGTTCCACTGTACAAGACATGACACCGGCGGGCGGTTATCTGAAGGAGGGCCAGCGCATGGAGGCGAATTTCATTCCCACCCAGGGCGGTACCTACCAGTTCCTGATTGCCTGCGACGATTTCGTCCGTCTCCAGATCAACGGCCGTGTTGTGGCGGAGGTGGGCTGCTGCGGTGTGCCGACACCCACACAGACCATTACCATGATCGCTGGCCAGCCCTATTCTTTGATCGTGGATCTCTGGAACGGTGGCGGCCCCTGGTCATTCACGATCGCGCATTCGGTCAATGGAGCCGCCTGGGCACCGATCCCAATTCAGCAACTCTACATGCCAGAGGATCGCCGATTACCGATGTTTGAACTCGCCTTTAACAAGATGGCTTCTGCAAACTATCCCGCCTCAGGAGCCAGCATCCAGGATACCAACAATATATTCCAGAATCTCCAGATCATCAACGCCAACATCAACCAGCTCAATGGCCGACAGTGTATGAACGTGACGGGACCCGCCTCAGGCATTTTCAATTATGCGACCTACAATCAGGGAATCCGATTGCGCGCGATGAAGAGCATTACCATGATGATTCAGATCAATTCTGTGAATAATGGCGGCGGCGGCGTAACACCGTCGGTCCTCAGTTTCTTCAATCTGCCTGACACGAATACATCGGCCTTCCCCCGCCGAGGCTGGAGCCCGAATCTTGTGAAATCTTATTTTGCCAGGGTCAATAATTTCTCCATTGTTACGAATGGATCTACTATCTTTCCGATTCAGACCGGTTCGGCTGGATCACATATGATCCCACCCATTGGACAGTGGTTCCATCTGGCCTTTGTCTGGGACGATAATTTCGTCGGTTATACGATGTATATCAATGGGACTCCTGGAATCCGTGTTGCCTTGAACGCCTCTTCGCCGCAACTGATCATGGAACAGATCCGTATCGGCTGTGACAATGAACTAGAGGGCCAGAGCTGGAAGGGTGGGATTGCCTGGTTCCGCGCCTTTGATTACCGGCTCAGTGATGAACTCATTGCTCTGGATAAGGACGATGCCTGGGCTAGTCTTTAGACCTTAAGTCCAACAAAATGTATGGAACAACCAGTCAGAAGGTTGTTTCACGCATTAGATAAGTATGACGGTTACAGGCCCCGCAGCTGCTGCTCCCTCAGATCCTTGCGCCAGTCAGGGTGATACATGAACATCGGCCGACTGGCATCAGGGAATTTAAAGCACTGAATGGCCTTTCCATGCTCCTTCCAGTGGAGTTCACAGTCAATGGCCGCCGACTGTACAATGGAAAAGAGGCCATTCGCCAGCCGCTCCTTTTTGGTCGCAATATCAAAAATGACCTGATCCGTTGTCAGACCCTTATCCGCCGTCATAATCTTCCGCGCCCCGCTAGATTTCTGCTCCGTGGTGAATACCGCGATATAGGTGAAGACATCCACTGTACGCTCATCCCAGTCCAGATTCATATGAGAACAGAGACGGATGGCACGCCCAATGACCTGTTGGATACGGGCGTTGTTCCAGTAGGGCTCCATGATATGGACCTGGCGGGTGTTGAAGAGAGAGATACCTTCGGCACCGGATTGAGTGATCATGAAGACATTACAGACTGATCCGTGACGATTGTCTACTGCAGCGGGGCCGGCTGGTCCAGGCAGGGCCAACAGTTCCCTACATTGATCGGCCAAGACAGCTGGTAGCGAACGGAGGTCGGCATTGTAGAGCTGTAGAAGGAGTCGGCGTTTTTCCAGCTCCTGGTCACCGGTATAGACGATGTAGCGCGGACGCGCCTTGGCCTCATCCGTCATTAGTGCATCAGGGATCCGCCATTCGCCATCAATCTTTTGAATGTCTAGGGGGAGATAGGCCATGGAAGAGGATCGGAGAGCCGCCGCAAAGATACCGATACCCTCCAGAGTCTTGAAGTTACTATAGACCAGAACGGGGCCAGGACTCTTTTTAATATTCTCAATCATTGCCGCGTACTTGGGAGAGAAGCTCTCCAGGCCAAGACTGAGATAGGTCTTATCGGGTCCTTCAATTCCTGACATAATGGTTCCAAGGATGCCCTTGAGTTCAAGGTCCAGCGGTGCCTCCACCGTTTCCACTGGTTTGTCGGTGAGGAGATCTCCTTCACCCTCACCCTCACCCTCACCCTCACCTTCAAGCTCACCGCCCTTCTTTTCTTTCCCTGGAAGACCAAGACCCAGTAGTTTCTCCCGCTGCTTCTTATTAATGATCGGTCGTGTCTCATCCTCAGGAAAGACCCAGTTACAGGCCGCGCGACTGAGGGCCAGAAACCCTGTCTGTGGCAACTTGGTGGCCTGTCGGTAGAGATCCACTTCAGCGGCGGTGCGACCCTGCTGTGCGCCGACTGCAGGGCCAGTTGCTGCAGGAGCCTGGGGTTCCTGCTCCATCTCTTTCGTACGCGCAATGATGTATTGCGTAAACATGTATTCCGACATCGGTACTTCCACGATGGTGTTCGTCACCGTGTGCGGCATCAACTCCTTGGAACCACCGCGATAATAGGAGACCAGACCGGTCGCCCGTGCAGTGAGCACCGTGGTATTCTTGATATCCAAGGTCGCCCGATCAATGAAATTCTCAACGAAGACCGCGGCATCATCTGGTAAGAGGGGCAGAGTGCGCAGAACAAAGAAGGGCGATCGCAAGACCGACGGATAGGTCGGTATAGCCTCTCTAGCGGCGCTAACCAGCGCCATCGCCTCTGCAGCACCGGTCATCAGATAGCCCTTGGCTTCCAGATCAGCGATCAGCTGACAGGCCCATCTATCCAGATTACGCTCTCTGGATTCAGACACCGGCAGCGAATCCTCCTCAGCCACACGCACAAAGCCACGATTGGTCTTTGTCAGAACCTTGCGGAAATTATGGGGAACCGGTGTCAGCGTAAAGACCGGCAGACCATCGGCCCCCTCCTCAATTTTGAAATAATCAATATCAGGATGTTGGCGGGCCCATTCCTCCAATGCCGTATCGGTGGCGGTCGCGCGATTACGGCCCTTCAGCGAAAGCTCTACCAGACGCTGTTCGCCGCCGATGATGTTGAGCAGAACGGCCAATTCCTGCGCATAGTTGATCATGGGCGTGGCAGAGAGAACCACGATCTTGGCTGCTACCGCGTTCTGTAAGAGACGATAGAGCGTGTAGCCACGGGGATAGAGATAGCCAGGGGTTATGCGATTGAGCGGACCGCTCCAGGTCGGTTCCCGCGGTTCCACGGTCTGTTTGGCCTTTTCACCTTCTACCTGGGTCGGCTCAACAATCTGGGATATGGGGTTGCTACCGATGGTGGTTCCGTTGATAGTACGAACAAGATTGTGAACCTCGTCAATGATTACCACGGCGTCATCAAAGAGGGATTTGCCCTTGGCCACGCCATCCGCCGCGATAGCAGCCAAATCCTTCGGCGTTATACCATTGTAGTGGATGAACTTGAACCGATGATTCAGGTGCACATCCTGCTGGACTCGGATATCGGCCTGGATTTCGGGGCTCAGATCGGCCCAGTTGCTTGAGAGATCCGGATTGGGAATCCAGCCACCGCCCTGCTCCATAACGAACTCCTGGGGCAGACCGAGGGTGTCAGTGAGATAATAGAGTTCAGGATTGGCGGCACCAGTTACCTTCAAGAAGCTCCAGTAGTTATCCTGACGGAGAGGGAAATATCCGCATTTGCCGAGATCCTTGCGATAGTTACTGGAGAGTGAGGCCGGTGTCAGAACAAAGATGGTCTTCTTGCCGCCCCAGTAGAGTGCTTCGGCCGCGGCAATGGAGGTACAGGTTTTTCCTGATCCGAGACCGTGATAGACCAGGAGCCCGCGATAGGGTGTTCCGTAACTGAGATAATCGCGAACCAGGTTTTGGTAATAGAAGGTTTCTATTTTGGTGGGGCGATTGATACAGGCATCGTGATCAGGTTCTTCATCGGTGAGCACATCGGCCTCTGCAGCCGCCGCTCTGGGATCTCTCCCTTCGGCGATCGCGGCCTTCATGAGTTTTAGACGCTCCGTTAAATGAGGGGAGTATTGCGAATATGTTTGGACCATGAATTGAGGAAAGTCGCCAGATGTAACTGGGCGATAACCGGTCTTTGGCTGAATGGTAACAGGATTTGGTAAGATAAGATGAGATGCTAGTTCTTCAACGGCACTGGCTTCTAGTATGGGAGCACCATCAGGCAGTTCTTTGATGACCAGCGATGGCTGTTTTCTGGGTCTTGAGACAGCTGCTTCTGATTTGACCTTGACCGTGACCTTAGCTTCAGCCACTTCTGGTTTAGCTTCAGCTGTTTCTGTGATCTTAGCTTCAGCCACTTCTGGTTTAGCTTCAGCTGTGACCTTGACCTTAGCTTCAGCCACTTTTAGTGTAGGACGTACAGAAGGAGAAGCAAGCGAAAATTTAGGGGCAGAACCAAAAGCTTCCGACGCATTTGTAACAGCGATACCTTTTAATGCGACTGCAGCACGGGCAGGCCTCAATAGCGGTTTCTTGGCTTCACTCATCCTCTAACATGGAAAGACAAACATTCACTAAGCAATCTGCCCTAGTTCTATCAAAGCAAGCCGGGATGCCTCCTGTTCTGCGTCCTTCTTATTCCGTGCCGTCGCCGTGGTCAGGACTGTGCCGTCAGGGAGAAGCACACCCATGGTAAAAATCCGATTATGCAGCGGCCCCTCTGTGCTCACTTCCTTGTAGCGCGGCGGCTGATGATAGGTCGCCTGATAATATCGCAAGAGCTGATCCTTGTAGTTCGTGTTCGTCGCAATGAGTTCACCAAAGTCCACATAGGTCTCCAAGACATTGATCATCCACTGCTGGACATGCCAGAAAGCTGTCTTGGGATCCTCTGCAGCCTTGTCGCGATACATGGCGGCAATCCAGGCCTCCAACATGGACCCCAACATACGCCGATTCTGACGACCACCACAGACCTCTTCCATGTGTCGCGACATGATCAGCCAGGGGCTCATTCCAAGTTTGAGAGCAAGAGTTCCCAGATGTTCATTGTTGACCAGTTCCGATCGCAGAGAGGTCCAGAAGCCCTCTCCCTCACCGGGATAGCGCCGTTCCAAGTAGTCACCGACAATGGCATCCAAGAAACCATCACCCACATATTCCAGATGCTCATTATCGGCAGTCTTGAGCGGCATACAATCATCCGGTCGCGGCGCAATCAGTTGTCCGTCGTGCTGATCACGGGACACGAAGGATTTGTGGACACAGGCTTGGCGAAAGAGATCCACGCGCTTGGGCGCGTACCGTGCAATCCGCGTAATTTCGGACATGGGGATGTCACGATTACTCGGATTCCACGGGTTATAGATCTTGATCTCGGAGCTGGATGACATCTATGATATATTAGAGCAGATTCTGTTTAGGCTAGAGAGGTTCTTAGAACCCATCCATCCAGATTCACAGACTCACATACCTTCCGCAAGAATAGCGATCTAGAACCATAAATCATCGCCATGGTCCGCGGATCAAAATCATGGCTATGATAGGTCCAGGGTTTGATTCTATGATTGATACGACAGGTATTCTGTTTCCGTTGTAAGGCTGTCATTGTTGCAGGATGTGGTTTAAGTTTCCAGTTTACATAGATATGACTGACATCTTCCCGTGTCACGAATGTATCCAGTTGACCGAGTCCATGAAACAAGACGGAATAGGCATGTTCATCAGGAAGATCCGATGACCCGAAGACCGCGCGAAGCATGGGGAAATGAGTCTCCAGCATACTGACATGGGATCTATTCAGCGTGATCCATTGGGAGGTGGTGGACCAGGCAAAGGGAAGAGAAGAGGACCAGGCAGATCTATTTATCTTGTATTTTTCATCGTAGGGTTTTGCACTGTATCGCAGGATGCCTTTGTCGGTGGCCATCATAGCCGAATAGATGGTGTCAAAAGTATAGAGTGGAATAGTGTCACCTGAAATCAGGATGAATTTATATACATCTGGATCTTGAAATGCAGTGGTAAATAGAGACTGTTGGACCTCAATCAGACTGAAACTACCCCATGTAGTCGGTTGCCTAGGGATGATAGTGACATTAGACAGATCTGATACAGTTATTGTAGGATCTGACATATGTATGATGATCTTATATTTGTCGGCGTCTGCAGGGGCAAAAAACTTCTGCCAGAGTTTCAGGTGTACTACATCCTTCTTGGACATAAAGCAGAAGGCGATTTTCTGGACGGGCTCCTTGCTTGACGACATGTCCATCTTTTATATTGTTTAATCAGTTTGCCCTTAAGCTTTCGTAAATTGTCTTAGCCAGACTCGGCCCCAGACGTTTCCCGCCTGCACTTACCTCCGCGATCTCCGTGGATGAAAGAGCGACCAATTCAGCAATGGATTTTTCGGCCAGAAGTGCTAGGACACGCTTAGCTCCGAGACCAGGAATGGCCGACAACATCGCCTGTGCCGTTCCCACGGCGGTTTTATTGCCTTTCTTGACAGTGTTGAGCGCGGCCGTGAAGCCAGACATTGCCGTGGCGGCGGCATTCTCTGAATCCGGCTGGAAGACCGTGGGGTCATCGGCTAGTTGGCTCATTAGAATCTGACACCAGGTCGCCGTATCCTGGATAGAACTGGATGCTAGAACTGGCATAGAATAGCGGAGAATGAGACGGGATGTCAGTCGCTTGAGCTGGGACTCGGTGGTTCGGCCGAATCCATAGATTACCAGTCCATTGGACGACCAGCTGCCTTCCAGGATGTAGAGCACGGCCACACCGGATCCGCGCACGGCCATCAGACGCGCGCGCTGTTCGCGATAGCGGCCATCGGCATTGGAAGCAGCGAAGTCGGCATGGGATTTGCGTTCTGCAACCAGGAGCGGCTCTCCTTCGGCATTCTGAATCAAAAAATCGCCGACGTCCAGTGCTGCAGTCGTAAAGGGTTGACCGAGCTTGGTCAGGGCTTCAGCCAGAGCCCGTTCACGGACATCCAGTATCAAAGTAAGATTGCCCGTGATCATAGTGCTTGTAGTCTGGCCCTGATTTTGATTTTGACCCTGATCCTGATCCTGATTCATCATCGCTCTCTACGGGAGAAGCAGGCAGAGGCTTTAGAACCACGGCGGCATCGGTGATCGCCTTGTATTGCCGATCCAGAGTTGCGCGATCGTTGGTATCCATGAAGGTATGGAGGATGTCGGCCAAGGCGTCGTTCACCAGGATACGAACATGTTCATCGCCGTCGTAATCGTCAATCTCCCAATAGTTGCTGAAGATCGCGGGAATCTCATGGATGGCCAGTACAGAATATGATCCAGAGCAGAGGGCCGATCCCTTCTCTTCAAAGATGGCGATGGCAAGGGGATCACAGCGAATAGAGTTCAGGCCTTGACGAAAGAGTGCCTTGAAGGTATCCAGCGTCTTGCCGGTACGGACCTTGTATTCGGCTAGAAATGCTTCGGAGAAATCAAATCCACCGTAGCAGTTGTTGTAGAGAATCTTGAGAGTGGCCATCGTACCCTTGCTCTAGCTAGGGCAAACTGACAGTCAAATTTAGTGTTGGCGACCAGTCTTACGATGAGTTTTGCGACCAGTCTTACTATGAGGTTTGCGACTAGTTCTATATTTGGAGCCACCGCGTTGCGCTGGATGTAGTTTGCGTGAATAGACATGTTTGAACGATCCAATTACTGTGGTAGGATTGGAGGATTGCTCAATCCTAAATTTACATACCCTGCTAGTACGATGCGGTGGCCCACATGAGACAACTGTCCCTTCATAGATGGTACCATCGGTACCGTTATACGATACATATTTACCAGTCAGATCAGCCATTTCTACCATAGGATGCTAAATATTTCCCCCACCCAAGCTTAAACAATCTATTCGCTCTATCTATTAGAATGTTCCGCCCCTTTGTCCTTGCCTTTCTATCCTTACTCGTGTTCTCAAAGGCCGGCGTCACTGACTGCAACGCCTCCTCTATCTTCCGGCCCACCAAGCTCGGCCTGGAACCGCCGGTTCCCATTATCGGCGAAACCGTCAAGATGTTGGTAGAGTTTGAGAATCCGGGGCCTCAGGTCACGGCGGGCACGGTGACTACCACGGTGACTCTCAATTTTATTCCATTTTCGCCGACAGTGGAAGCACTCTGTCAGAATACGGCCTGTCCCATCGTCGTCGGCCACAATGACCGTAGCACCTCTTCGGTCTGGCCGAATGTCATAGGGAATATTGTAACGACATCGGTATGGAACTCAGCAGAGGGAGACAATCTGCTCTGTGTGAAGACCAGCGTTAAGGTTGGATCTAAATCGTCATCGTCATCTCCTCATCTTAGGACTTCTAATACTCAGCCGACCCAGAAGATAGAGCCGTTTTTTCGGGATGATCTGAGCAAGAAGGCCATGATTGCTAGAGACGATAGATTTGGATATCTTATCTGTTCCAATAAAACAGTAAACTAAATCTGTTGTTAACTTTGGCAATCCTAGAGTAACTCTGTATTGTCTAGTGGAAG